GTATCGTGGCTACCGGCGGAAATGTCGCACCCCCCTATGGGGTCGACTGATGCGCGCATTTCTGATGCGATGCGCCTTGTTTGCACCGCTGATGCCTCTTTGCGCGCGAATTTCATTGCAGAATTTAGATTCACAACCTTGATTCCTTTCCTGACTTAACCGCATGACATGAATTGCACAATGGTTGCAAGTTATCGCGGTCGGTGAATGATCCACCCAATCGAACCGGATTGATATGATCAACCATTTGTGCGGTTGTAATGTTGTCATTGCTTCGGCATTCGCGGCACAATGGTTCGTCGCGCAATACTGATTGCCTAATGGCCCGCCATGCGGTTGTATTGTATCTTGGTTCCCGATGGCGATGCGCGGTGTGAACATTCGGTCGATGGATCTTTGATGATGGCATGATGGGCATGATGCAAAGTTATAACAATTATTTTGTAAACAATTACAACAATACTTCGGTATACTTAGTTAACATCCCATCGAAGGTGACCGGAATCATTCCTGATTCGCCATGTCTATTCTTTGCCACAATCAATTCAGCATCTTCAATTGGCGGTCGGTCCCGCTCATAATAGGCCGGACGGAATGGAAACAACACCGCATCGGCATCTTGTTCGATGGCACCTGATTCCCTTAGGTCACTAAGCATCGGCCGCTTATCGCTTCTTTCTTCGGGTTTCCTTGACAACTGCGCCAATATCATCACAGTGCAATTCAATTCCTTTGCCAACAACTTCAACCCCCTTGATATTTCGGCAATCTCTTGTTCCCTTGAATGGGTTTTGTTCACTCGAATCAATTGGATATAATCAATGATGATCAGGTCCAATCCATGCTTTGCCTTATGCAATTTGCATTTCCCGCGGATCATGGCCAATGATGTGTCGGCATCATCATCGATGTGGAATGTCATCGGCGGTTGTTTCATGAATGCTTCAACCACTTTCATTTCATGTTCAAACATTGTATTGTTTCGGATCCGGTGGTTTGCGATTTGACCAACCAAACTGATATATCTTTTCGCCAATTGCTCATTTGACATTTCGAGTGATAAGAATAAAACCCGACCGCCCTTCAATGCGAAATCATGGGCAAAGGTCAATGCAATTGCAGTTTTTCCCATGCCCGGCCTACCAGCGACAACAATCAAATCGCCGGCATTATACCCACCAATGGTCGAATCCAATTTGTTCCACCCTGATGATTTGCCGGTCAATTTTTCACCCCTTGCCATTGATTCGCGAATGATGGTCATGACATTGGATGACACCGCATTGATATCTTTCGGATCATTTCCGACATCAACAACTGATTCATCCAATGCGGACTGCAATTTGCTTTTGATATCAAGCAAACCGCCATCCCAATTGGTTGTTTGTATTTTTGTTTTTAACTCATCCAAGATATAGTCATATTGAATTTCAATGATTTGTTTTCTGATATCAGCCCCGGCCCACACCGATTCGCGATATTGAATCGCCTTGATCAATTGTTTGCGGTCCAAATGCTTATTCATTGTCATCGGATCAACAACATCGCCCAGCATGTACACCCTTTGCATGGATGCGATGATTGATTGGTTGTCGGCATCCTTGAACCATTTTGGATTGATCTTGGGCAAATGGTGATGCAATTGCTGATAAAACAATATTTGTCCGATTATATATTCTTCATTCTTCATATTAAAATAGTTTAGTTTGTAATTTATATTCATTAAACCTTTTGCAACTTTGATCAAAATAATCCTGATCAAGTTCACAACCATAAAAATCAAAGCCCTCCATATCGGCGGCTATTCGACTACTTCCGCTGCCCAAATGAGTATCTAGTATTTTATCACCTGGCTTTGCGTAGTTTTGTAATAACCATCTATATAAATGGATGGGTTTTTGAGTTGGGTGTATAGTGCCTTCTATCAATAATTGAACTCTATTTTTTTTGTAAATTCTTGTTGGTGTTTGAAATGATGTAAATGCAAGTTCGCAATCACTCATTGATAAACCATGTTGGCATTTATCCCAAACTATCCATCCTTTTGTACCTTTTTGTAAATGTCGTACAAAATAATTTCCTCCCCAAATAATTTGATTTTGGCTCACTCTAAAAAGTTCATTAAAATAATATTCATCCGGTATTGATTGATCCCATCCCTTTTTTATGTGATTTTTTCGGTCTGATTTTTTTCCTTTTTTTGATTCCTTTTGGCCATCTATTCCAATCCCATAAGGCGGGTCTACTATTGCCAATTCAAAATAATTATCGGGAAATTGACTCATGTACTCCATACAATCAATATTGAAAACTTCGCTTTTCATTGTATTTGTATTTTTAGGGATTTGATAAATTTGTCAAATTGTTCTTGGGTGACACCCTTGGGTCGATGCATGATCACCAAATTGGTTCGCTTGAATTCATCAAATTTGGAAATGATCCATGCATTGCGCGATGGCTGAATTTTATATTTCTCCATTGGCTTGGCTGATAAATAGTGAGCATTCATAATAGGTCCCAATGAATATAATTTCACCGCCGGACATCACCGCAAATTTGTTGTGTTTCAATTCAGATATAAACATCATAATTTTTTATACATTGGTTGTGTTTGTTCCTTTTCTGATGATGCATAAATGCCGGACCAATTGTTCGCGATTGAATGGGTGATGTCTTGCATGGCTTGTTTTTCATTTGTGTATTTTTTCATTTTGTCGATTAGTTGTTGCAATCCAATTTTTGTGTATTTCTGTCTTTTTTCTTTTTTGTAGTTCAACCATAGTTCCAAAGGTTTAACCAAATGCGATGGAACATCGCCCATCGGGATGGCTTTTTCCCTTTTCTTTTTTATATCATTATCATTATCATTATCATTATCGGCATTTTTGGTATGATTTGGTATGCGGTCGCATGCGGTCGCATCCCATCGCATCTTTGCATTTTCTGAATTCCTTTTGCGAATTGAATCATATTTCATCAAATCCCTTTTTAATTGTTGTTTGATCGGCTCAAATGCAATGTTGGTGATTACATTATCAGTTGATGGATTTTGATCATTGACATATTGCAAAATATGCTTGAATAGGTTGCCGGCTTGTTCGTCGCTTAATTGCTGAATTGTATGAATAATATCACAATACAACAAAAATGATTTCTTATTTTCCGCCATGATTCAAAATTGCAAAGGAATATATTGATTGCCATCATGCCATTCGCAAATAATTTTTCCGGTCATGGCTTGGCGAATTTCTTTCATTGACTTAAATATTGGCCCTGATTCATCATGCATAAAGACATATTTTACAACACCTTCTTTCATGAATAAATCTTCAAAAAGGGTGTAATTTATCAAATCACTGACTTTTAATTTATTGGAACCTTTGACATGGAAATAAGTCATGACATATTTTGCTTTCCTTTTATCCAGCCAAACAAAATCAGGAATAGACCTGATGAATTGGTGTGTCTTGAAAAATCCATCAATCGGATCATTCTTTTCATCAAACCCAAACCGCTGCAATTTATATCCTTTCTCGGTCATATATTTGATGAATAAATCTTCGGCAATATTGGGAACTGAATTTCTTTCTTGATAGGTATTATTTGCATTCATCGGTGTTTATATTTAATTGTGTTAATACATTGTGATGCATCGCCTTGGCTGATTTGTTAAACAACAACCAATCTTCAAATGCACCGCATGCATGGATGATGGTTGAATGATCGCGGCCCATCTTTTTGCCAATTTCCTTGAATGTAAAATTGAATTGTTTGCGCAAAACATAGCAATATAAATGGCGCATCATGATTGTGTCACCATCTCGCATGCGACCCAATATGCGGGCCGGTGTCATCGAACCAACTTCACAAATGACTTGCAACACCCGATTCAACAAATCCATGCGGGATGCAAAAATATTTTCCTTATTAATTGCCTGATCAACATATTTCGACCGGAATACAACTTTGGGTTTGATTATTTCAGTTTTAAGGACTGCAATTTCTCTTTCATATTGTTCGCGGATCTTGATGATTTCATTTTCTAACCTTTGAATTTTACTTTTTTGTTTTATATATTCCGGGAAATAATCTTTTAATTCGGTCATCAGTTGTTTCATTGTTTAATATTGTGTTTTTACCATCATAATGCACCGCGCGCAATGTCATCAGTTCAAATGGTTTGATTGTGTCCAGCGCATTCATTAATTGTTTGTTTGTGATTGTTTCTTGATCCTTAAATAATTCCGCAATCATTTCGGTTGGTGTTTTGTCTATCTTCATTTTCTTTCCTGATAAAAATATCGCATGTAATTCAAAAAGGAATCAAACATCAAATCATTCCATGAATGGCGCAATGCGACGATTTCGGTTTCCATTAATTCGATGGCTTTGTCCCGATGCTTTTTTGTGATCTCGATCAATGACAAAATGGATGAATCTTTCTTTGCGAATGGTTCCAACATTTCCAATTGCTTATCAAAATAACTGACAAACTCATGCATGGGTGTTTTTGGCTTATTACTTCCTTTCATTTGCATCTTCTTTGCCGGTTTGATACCCAACTATGAATGCGACCAATATCATGGCGCAAATCACAAATAATTCAAGCACATCCATCATTCCAATATTCTTCTAAACTATTCGGGTGATATCCCATTGCCAGCGCAATGGCTTTGACTGTTTCCATAAATTCATGAATATCAGCGCGATGGGTTGTTTCAATGGAAATGGTTTCGCCCCAATGTTCCACAGTGATTTTGAATTTGTCATCAATGATATTCATAATTCGACCCCCTCGATTTGATAAATGCGCTTTGCATTTGAGAATCCGGCATTGTATGCCATTTGATTTTCGATTTTTTCAGCCATCACCCATCTTTCAATTTCGGTTTGTGATGGCACTGAATCCGGATGGTGTAATTTCAACCATGCGATCAGGTTTTCAATTGGTGTTTTCATATTTTGTTGTTTATTGTTTGTCATTGCTCATGTAAATTTCAACTTTCAAATAATTGATCAGGAATGCGAAAACCTGATTGTCAATCCATCCGCATTTTAAGGCCCTTTCCGCCCATTGCAATCGCTTTTGCATGTCGATATGCTTTGCATGACTTTCGATGCCATCAATGTCAGTTAATGCGACCCACTGCGAATAAATGTTGCCATCGATGGTCATTTGACCGGACTTTCTTATCAGGCCATCGGATTC